ATATAAAAATAATTATAAATGGGCAATATTAGATCCTAAAAGAACTGGTGTACATAGAATCAATGAATTAGATGGTGTATATGGAGTATCACCTATATTTAAAGCCTTAAATGCATTACTTATGCTTGAGACAATAGATAATATAGATAGAGAAAATATACTTGTAAGTTCAAAGAAAATATTCTATCAAAAGACTAGAAAAGAATTAATGGGAAGTGATGGACAAAAAACTAAAAACTTTGCTGAATTAAAGTTTGCACAAGATGAATTAGTTAAAGCAATGGGACAAAAGGTTGTTATATATACTTCTCCTGCTTATGTAGAAGACTTAGAAATAAAAGAACCAAAAGCTGAATTAACTGACCAGTCTGTAATTTTAAGATATAAAAATCAAGTATTAAATAGTTTAGGTATCTCGTTTTTAAGTAATGAATCTAAATCATCTTTTAATAGTGTACAAGTTTCAGTTGATGAGTTATTAAAGACAGTTAATAAGATAGTTTATCAATTTGAAAATACCCTAAATAAGTATCTAAAAGTAATATGTCAAGAAAATGGTATTGATTCGGCATATATTCCAGTAATTAGTATAGAAAAATCTGAACTTATGAGTCAAGAAGCTAAATTAAAATTAGTAGAAACTTTATTTTCAAAAATGGGAGTGTCATACTCTACAATTTTTGAGATGTTAGGTATGGATTATAATACTGAGGTTGAAAGAAGAAAAGTTGAAAATGAAGACGGAATGGAAGTTATATTTGCTCCACATGCAAATTCATTTACCTCAAATTCAAACGATTTATTGAATACTACTACCGATTCAACTACTAATTCAAATGGTTCTGAAAAGAATCAAAACTTAGACCAAAATACAGAAAATAAAGCAAGAAAAGATGGTCAATTATAATAAATTACATTTGAAGGGAGGTGAGGAAGAAAATGGACAATAATAATTTAATATTAAATGGTGAATTATTAGCACTTTCCTCAAATGATAATGGGGATTTAATAGCAAAATTCTTAATATGTCCTTTAGATGAATTAAATCTAAATGGAGTAGGACTAAGAGAAGATGATTTAACAGAAGATGAATTATTAGGATTAGCTACAAGACCAGTTCAATGTAAAGTGATTGATAGAAATGGAATATTAGATTTCGGTGGTCATGAAGCTAAAGTTACCTACGTTAAAGATGAAACTGGTAAATTAGTTAAGAAATATATATTTGATACTCAATCTGTTGGATATCATACAGAAGTATCCGTTGAAGATATTGAAATCAGTGGGATAACTAAAAGATGCATTGTAGCAGTAGCTTTAATTTGGGCTAGATATGAGAATGTAATTTCTGTAATTAATAGACTAGAGACATCTTTACATACAAGTTGGGAGATAGCTTATAAAGAATATTATATGGACAATGGTGGTAAGTGGATTAAGGGATTAAATTGGTTAGGAAATGCGTTACTTGGAACTTTAATTAGTCCTGCATATGGTGACGCTGGATTGCTAGAAGTAGCAGAAGAAGATCAAGAATCCCAATTATCTAATGCAATTATTGAAGATAATAATAAATTAAATAATAAAAATTTACAAGAAAATGAAGGAGGATTACAAATGTCAGAAAAAATTAAAGAAAATAAAAAAATAGATATAGCATCTTTGACTAATAGAGATATATCTATAGCTGTCAGAAATGCTATATGGGAATCAGATTGCTATGGATGGTGCTATGATATAGTATTTATCTACCCATTAGAAAATAGGGTAATAATTAATTCATATGACTCTTTAGATGAGGATTTCGTAGAAATTACATATTCTATTGATGAAAATGGTGAAGTAACTTTAGGCGATGGAACATGCGTTAAAATGTTATTTATGCCACAAGCAACATATAATATGCAATGTTGTGAATTAACAGTGGCTAAAGAAAATGCAACTAAAGAATTAGATGAAGCTAATGCTACATGTAAGAAAAAAGATGAGGAAATGTCAGAATTAAAGAAAACAATAGAAACACAAAAAACTGAACTTTCTGCAAAAATCAATTCTATTGTTGATTTAGGTAAAAACATTTCCGAAAAGGAAACCGTAATTGCTGAAAAAGATGAATTACTTCAAGCTAAAGAATTAGAACTTTCTGAATTAAAACCATTTAAAGAAGAATTAGATAAAATAAATGCAGAAAAAGAAGCAATAGAAATAGCCGAAAAGAAAGAAGCATTTAAAAATGAATACTTAGGAACTAAATTAATTTCAGAAAAAGATTTAGAAATCGCTGAAGTTAAAGAGGCTATTGAAACTATGGACGAATCTGCAATGAAAGTATTTATAGCAGAAAAAGTTATATCAAAAGCTAAAGCTGGTAAATCTCAAATTGAGGTTTCAGAATTAAGCAAAGAACCAATAGTAGAAGTAAATTTAAGTTCAACAAATAACAATGACAAAGAATTTAGTTTTGCGGATATTAACTGGAAATAAATTAAATCAAAAAACTAAGAAGTTTGAAATATAGCTTCTTTTTTATTATAAAAAAACAAATTAAAAAATTAAAATTATGAAAGTGAGGAAATAAATTATGTTAAGAAATTTACAAACAAACGAAAATAGTGCAAGCAATGGTCAAAATACATCTACAGTAGATATGGTAAGGGGTACTTTTGTAACACTAGACGAAGCTACAAAAACTTTTAGTCCAGCTACTGGTATCGCAGGAGTAAAAATGATAGATAGAGGAACTAAGAATACTATTTCAGTATCTCAAGGTTTTGCAATATCTCCATACGATACAGACCAAGATACAATTTTAGCTGGTGAAAGAGGGTACGCTGTAGATTTAGAAGGTAGATGGGCTACAACTCAATACGATTCAACAGTTAACGCATCCCTTGCAGTAGGTAGTTATTTAACTATTTCTGCTGGTAAATTAATTGCTTCACCATCAAACGCAGTTACAATAATTAAGTTTATTGGATTAGTTCCTGATTGTGGACACACATTAGCTGGATTTGAAATAAATTTAACATCTAAATTAGTTTAATAGAGAAAGAGGAGGAAATATAATATGAATATAGAAATTTCACAATACATGACAAACCGAGGAACTATGTACGAATGGGCAACTAAAGTAGTAGGTAAAAAGGAATTATCACCAGAACAAATAGCAATTTCAGAATCAGTAAATAAATTTGCATTAGAAATTGCAAATAGTGGATTAGGTAATATGGCTTTATCTGAATATTTACAAAGAGTCGTACAAGAACAAATATACGATGAACCATCTGAATTATTAGATATAATGTTTAATCAAGGTTCAATCGGTGAATTTGACAATTATGATTCAATTGGTACATATAAAAATTACCTATTAGCACACGAAGTTTCTGAAAGAGGCGGAAGTGTTGATAAATCTTATGTAGATTTTAGTAGATACACAATGAAACATACAAATTTACAAGTTGAGACACAATTAAGATATGATGACTTAAGAAGAGACGGAGCAATGACTATTGCACAATTAACAATTTATGCAATCGAATCATTACAAAATAAAAAGTTCCAATCAATATTCTCTACTATTAATTCATTATTAGTATCAGGTGCAAATGTATTTGATGCAACAGGTGGATTAACTGTTCAATTAATGGATGACTTTGCTGGATATGTAACAGACCATTCATTTACAGGACAACAATTAATTACTGGATTGACTACAGATTTAAGAGACATTAAGAATATGCCAGGATATTCAGATTTCTTATCTAATAACATGAAGGACGCTTTAAATATGGGTACTGGTATACTTAATGTTTATAATGGTGTTCCATTAGCTCAAATTTCTGCTGGTAAATTATTAGCAGACGGAAGCACTTTAGTTCCAGCAAAGACAGTTTATGGATTCTCAGATAAGATTGGACAATGTGATATGAGAGGACAATTAAGAGTATTACAAACTCCAAACAATCCAAAAGAATTAATAGACTTGAAATTCACTGGATATGAGTTTATTTATGCAATAGATAAACTAGAAAAAGTTGCAAAAATTAAAGTAAAATAATAAATTAAAAATAAATGGGAAGATTAATTTCTTCCCTAAATTATGAAATGGAGAGAATAACAATGATAAATAAAAAAGAAGAATTTGAAGTATTAAATTATTATGATTACCCTAGATATCTTCCTAGCATTGAAGGTTTAGGATATAAAATTAATGGTCAAGTAGAAGGAGATGCTGGTTTTGAATTTGTAACATTTAATGATTTAAGAACAATAAATCAAAAATCAGAAGCATTTAGAAATGGTACTTTGGAATTTACAGAAGATTATAAAGATGAACTGTATAAGGAACTAAGAATAGATATAAATAATAACAATTATTTTACTAGAAGAATGATTGAAGACGTTATATTAGATCCAAATGATGAAAAAATTACAAAAATAGTAAATATAACAAGTAAAGATACAATGGATAATTTTAGAAGAATATTAGTCAAACTTACTAATGATAATGAATATGACATTAGTAATAGAGTTAGAGAATATATAGATGCTAGAGAGCATGAACTACATAATAAAATTACAAAAAGTATGTTACCAATTCCAAAGAGTAAAGTTTATGTGCCAGTAAAAGAAGAAAATATTGAAATAGCAGTAGTTCCAGAAGGAAAAGAAAATAAAGTGAAAGCTAAAAAGACTGTAACTGAGTAAAGATAGAGTTAATAATCTCTATCTTTTTATTTTTGAAAGGAGAGACGAGATTATGGTAAATACACCTTATCAAGATGTAGTAATTAAATTCATAAAAAAGATAAAGCAAGATGTAAAATTCTTCATGTATAATGGATTATCAGCAGATGAAATAGAAGCTATCGTTAATCAACGGTCATTGGAATTATTAGATTCTGCTTGTGATGAGATAGAGTCACAATTAGACCAATTAACATTATCAAATAGAGATGATGTATTAGAATGTTTTGATGATGAATTAACAAGAATGGAAATAGATACAATTTCAGATATGATGAAAATTATTTATATGAGAGAGCCTATATTAAAATTAAATAAATTACAAACTTATATAGGAACAGATATTAAGACATGGAGTCCTCCAGATGAAAGAAGAACTTATTTAGGACTATTAAATGACATAGAAAATAAAATGCAAATAAAAATAGATAGATGTAATTCTATAGATAGAACTACAGGAAAGCAAAGGTCTTTATATGACTAGTAGTTTAAGTGATGTAATTAATTACTGTGGAATAATTAATGGCTCTAAAGGTTTTAATGATACAAAAACACAACTAATAAGTGAAATTACACAAGATTATAATACTGCAAGACAAGATACAATATATAGGTTTGATGTAGTAGTAAATTCTATAGATGGAAAAGATATTTATATTAATGAAGCTACAACTCCAATTAAAGGAGTAATTGATATATCAAGAAAACAAACTGCTGATACTGAAATGGAAGAAAGACTACAAGTATATCCTAATTTAATTAAACGTGGAGATTATATTAAGTTTAAAGTTAATGATACTGATACACTTAGAACATATCTTATTAAATCTAAAATAGATAAAAAGCATGGATATGATGAAGGTATATTTGAAGAATGTAATTATGATGTAAAATTCATAGTTGATAATACTTTATATACTATTCCAGCAATTGTGACGAATAATACGAAATATACATTAGGAATAAAAAGCATTGGTGGAAGTTCTATAATTGAGGGAGATGGAATGTTTGGATTAGTACTCTCAAATAATGATACATCAAGACTGATAAAAATAGATCAAAGATTTATAGTAAATGGTCAGGCTTGGAAAGCAACACAAACAGATAGAGTTACTACCAAAGGTGTATTAGCCGTATTACTTGGAGAAACAGCCATAAATTATGAAACAGATGATATGGTTTTAGGTATTGCTGATTATAAAACTGTAATACCACACACATATACTTATAACATTCCGACTACATTTGAATTAACTAATGGTACATCAGCTAATTTAGTATATTCTATCAAAGATGAGACAGGTCAAGATATTGATTATAGTGGAGTTGCTGTAACAAGTAGTAGTGCTTTAATTAATATTACTAATACTAATGGAGTTATATCAATTTCAGGAGTAGATATTGGTACAAATAGTATGAAATTATCTGTTACATTAGGTGGAGTATTGAAAGAATTTGATATTGCATTTGAAGTTAAAACAGATGTTATTGCCCCTATTATAAGTTATTCAACTAACTTTAGTCAAAGTATTACTGCTTTAAAAACTTATATGACAAATGTATTATCCGTTTCAAAATTATCAAATGGAGTTATAGATAATTCATTACAAATAAAT